AGCTATCCTCTCCCAGGCCTGGTGGATCCTCCGGACCACCTTTTTGTCCGGAGTCCATCCCGTCGCAGCTCGGCTAAAGCTATGGGCTGAGCAGGCTCGTGTGACCGTTTTCCGGGACGATCACAAAGTCAGCTCGGCCCCAGCCGGGCTTGGGGGGTTCGACCGTTTCCGGGGCACTGAGGCAAAGCTTCAGTACTCCTTTGTCGGTCGAGCCCTCCCGCGTGGAAATGACTCCGTTCAAAAGGTGGCCCTCCGCGACCACAAGGCGGCGCTCACTCAGGGCGCACACGAACCTGCCTTGAAGGTTCAGTCACAGGCCAGGGATTACGCCCGCAGTTGGGGAAGCCGGTTTCGACCGACGACCTCTCCCGCGGACTTCTCCTTGACAGACGGTGCCTGCCTCGAGAAATCGAGGAAACAAGGTGGGCTCGCTGCGTTCCTGCATGAGCGCTACCAGATGGTCATGGAGGGCGGTGGCTACGACCTGACAGACAAACTGAAGCCCAGCTGCATTAACAACGTAGACTGGGATGGTTTTGTCTCTCAGGCGGGCCTTCGAGACCGACTCCTTGCGGATTTGCTCCCGTATCTGACTAGGGAGTCGAATCCGGCGGCCCAGGTGGAGGTAGTGAACGAGCGCGGGTTTAAGGCCCGCGTCGTCACTAAGTCACCTGGGTCGTTGGTCGCCCTCGCGCACATATGCAGGCTGGTGGGCCTCTCTTCTCTGAAGAAAGACCCCCGCCTCTCGGTGCTCTTGGGCGACCACATGGGGTCGGTCTCGAAGGCCTTCGCGGAGCCAGTGGCCCACCCAGCCGTTGTCCTCAGCGCTGATCTCACTGCAGCTACCGACCACTTGGACCAGGGCTTTGCCCTGTCCCTGTGGGAGGGATACTGTGATGGGATCGGGGCACCGACTCTCTTTCGAGAGATAGGTGCTCTGGCGCTGGGGCAGCAACTGGTGCGTTGGCCCGACGGAGATGTACGACTCACTGATCGGGGCGTCCTGATGGGACTCCCTCTCAGTTGGTTCGTCCTCTGTCTAGCCAACCTTTGGGCCGCCGACTCCGCGATAGCCACTGTCCGGAGGACTGTTCCCTGCCTTGGGCGGCAGCCGTACGTGGTCTGCGGCGACGATTTGACGTCGATCTGGCATCCTAAGGTTGTTCGGCGGTACGAGAAGAACATCTCCCTTTCGGGGATGAAGTTCTCTCGAGCTGCCAAGCATCTAAAGAGTGCCAGATGGGGAATTTTCACTGAGGAGATCTTTCTCATTGAAAACGTCCCTA